GTGGTAGTTATTTAATGATTAGCGTTTAAGGTAATATATGTTTAGAATATTTTATGCAAATTCTGATGCTACTCTATTTCAAGGTACTACTAATAGTAGTGCCGCATCATTAACTAATACTGGATTAGATGAAGTTCTAGAAGTTGGAAAATACTTAAGTAATGATGGAGCAACGTTATTAAAGTCTAGATCCGTTATTAAATTTGATATGAATGAAATTCAACAAACATTACAAACTTATAATGTTTCGTTAAATTCTTGTAAATTCATAATGCAGTTATTTACAACTCATGCAAAAAATTTACCTAGTGAATATACAATTGATGCAAAAATTGTAGCACAGCCATGGATCAATGGTACTGGTTACTTAGGTTCTGTTCCAATTATATCGGACGGAATACAATGGGCAAAACCATATGCATCTTGGTCGTTTGATGGTCAAATTGGAAGTACTTGGATATCTAGTTCACAACAAATTCAAATAAATAGTTCATCATTATATGTTTCTGGTTCAGGCGCCGGAGGAAGTTGGTTGTGGCAGTCTGGAAGTGGATTTTTTAATCTATCTAATTTCAATCAAGTATTTTTTCATCAACCTGGATTAAACGAATCTGAAAATTTTTCTTATCGTCCTACTGACATTTATATGGATGTTACTGATGCAATTTCTTTATGGATTAGTGGAAGTGGAGGACATACTATACAAAATAATGGATTTTTATTAAAATTTTCTGATTCGGACGAGGCTGATAATAGTGTAAGTGGCTATATTCGATTTTTTAGTAGAGATACTCATACAATTTATGTTCCTAGATTAATCATGTATTTTGATAATTCTCAATATAATTCAAATTTAAATGATATTGATTTAGAATCATTTTTAATTTTTTCAAAATTAAAACCAGAATATAAAGATACGGAAATCGTTAAAATGCGAATTTATGCTCGAGATAAATTTCCTAAAAAATCTCCTACCAATTTATTTCCAACTCAAACTATAAAAAAATTACCAACTACTACATATTATGCAGTACGGGACGCTGCTACGGATGAGTACATAATTCCGTATGATAATATTTATAATAAAGTAAGTTGCGATAATACTAGTAACTACATACACATGGACATGAACGGTTTTATGCCAGAACGCTATTATCGTTTAGAATTCATGATTACGGATGGATTTACGCAACAGTATATCGACGACCAAATTTATTTTAAAGTAGTTAGATAATGTCAAAAGAACAAGATTTATTGGGTAGTCCAGGAAATGATTTTAATTCTCAAGAATTTGTAGTTGTATCGCCTGGCGCATATTACAACAGGAATGGTCTTACTGTAACGTCAAATAATAATGCAATTATACCTAGAGATTCGTTAGGTAATATTATTATACAAGAAAATAATATAAATAATCCATTGTTAATAATTGAACCCGTTTCGAGACAAATTGACAAAAAAAGTTTTTTGCAAACAATTGAAACTAGATTTCAATATTTTAATTTTCCTGCTACAATTATAAATACAGGAGATATTGAGTTACCTGATATTGAATTAAATGATGTTTTAATTGATCCAATTTATGCTAGATATAAACCAACCGAACCTAGAAAAATACTTGCTTCAAATGTACCATCTGGAATTCTAATGGATGAGTTAGTTGATGGCAATCCTACACAAAAAATAAATTCATATGTTGTAAATAAATTAGTAAAAAATAGCGGAGCTGATTTAAGATTTAGAATTAAATTAGAACATCGTTTTGATACGCCAAACGATGAAAACGGAGTAGCATTCTTTTATATTTCTAAAGTTAGTCCCGATTCTGGATTAAATCGTACGTATTTAGGTCCATATTATAATTCATCTTTTACTTCGGAACAACAACAACAATTTGATCAAATTATCAATGATTTAATTAATGAAACTACAATATATTGTAATCTAATATTAGAAAATGTAAATTATGATGCTAATATAGGTCCGGCATTTGAACAAACAATTGCAACAAATATATTAAATTCTTTTAATTCAAACGTTAGTATGTTGACACAAAATACAATAACATACATTAACACTTTATTGAATTCGCCTGGAGATTTTAATTTGCAAATAGATGCAATTAATTCTACATTACGAAATACAATACAAATTTTATTAAATGAATATTTATCGGCGGTTGAACAAAGTAATTCTGGTTATATTGGACAATATGGCGTTCAAAGTTTATTTATTGATGTTATTATTCCAAATAATACATTAAAAATTGGAGATTCATTTGGAATAACCGCAATTGCTAACGTTAACGAAGAATTTAGATATCATACTATTAATTCAGATACATCATATTGGTCAATAACGGATGCTAGTAAAGTAGTCGACGAATGGAATCAACCTATAATAGGAAAAGTATAACATGTTATTGCAATATAAAAATATTGATCAAATATTAAATACTACAAAATCATTATCAGCTGAACGATATACGCAATCAGACATTGCTGATTTTAAAACCAATATAACGTTTAATACGGATATCATACAACGAGATTCAGCTAATCGTATAGAATTACATGTATATGCAGATACAAATTGGATTACTGGAAATCATAATGTTTCGTATGTAGGAAATATACCAACATATTATGATGGAAATGATATAATATCATTTACTACACAACCATTAGCTATTGATTTATATGCACAACTTCAAAATGAATTAAAATTATCTGCAGGTCGATTTCGATTCATAATTAATTTTTTTAAAAATTTAATTGGCGATTACGACGTACAATATTTAAAAATACAAGAAATTTCGCCCGATCGTACCGAGATTGCATTACGACCAATTGCAGCAGATAACCCAATATATTTACAACAATTAACTAATTTTATACAAACTGTTAATATAACAAATCTTAACAAAGGTCGAGTTGCAAATACATATTTGTTGAATTTTAGTAAAAATGTTACTTCAACTATTATCAATGCAGTAGAAGTTCGCGGAATAATATATGTAAAATTATATGATCCACTTCCAGAAAATATTGAAGAATCATTTAAATGTTGGATAGTTGAAGAACAAAAACAGACATATGTTGATACAGTTTCAATTCTTCCATTCGTAGCAGTAAACGAACCAAATATATTATCAGGACCAAATTGGCAAGCAAATTATTCATATAATACTTCTACAGAAACTGAATATAAAACATGGACTGATTTATTAGGTTCTTCATTGTCTACATCACAACAAATTGTCGACGCATATTTTTCTGGTAGTTTAACTGGAATAAAATTAAATATTGATTATTCTGATTTTAATAATTTTATATTTTATAGTACAGCAACTGATAGATTAGAAAATTTTAAATATAAATTGCAGTTAATTGAATATTATACACAACAAAGTGCATCGTCCGCTGTAACAAATGGTACTACAGCACAACAATCTGCACAAACATTTAAAAATCAAATAACTAGTTTAATTGGTGGTTTTGATAATTTCGAACAATATTTATACAATCAATCATCATCTATTTTATCTACATTCAATAACCCGTTAGAACAACCGGTTGTTGCTAGATTAACAGGTAGTTATATAATACCGGTACCAAAATTAAATTCAACATATCCATATATTAACGTTCCGACTACTAGTTCGCAGTTTATATCATGGTTTAGTTCTTCTTATGATTATGCAAAAATATACGATACATTTAATATAAATTCATTGTATCGTAATATTCCAACATATCAAAGAATTGATGAAAATAATAATGATATGGTTACGTTTGTTAATATGTTAGGACATCATTATGATATATTATATACTTATATAAATCATATGACTCGTATTAATAAACGAGAAGAAAACCCTAAATTAGGAATGCCGAATGATTTATTATATTCTGTAGCAAAACAATTTGGTTGGTCGTTAACTAATGGAAATCAAGATAAAAATTTATGGCAATACGTATTAGGTACATCCGAAACCGGCGTACCTTTAACTGGATCAAATACCGTTGGAGATCCATCTATTCCAGCTGCAGATATAACATATACAACGTGGCGTAGAATCATAAATAATTTGCCATTGTTATTAAAATCTAAAGGAACTAAACGAAGTATACAAGCGTTATTATCATGTTATGGAATTCCGCAATCATTGATTAGTATAAATGAATATGGTGGTCCTAGAATAGAACGTGCGCCAATATATGAAAAATTAAATTTTGATTATGCACTAGATTTAAGCGGCAGCAGTGCGGGAACAGTTACGGTAAACTATTCGCAATCAATTAATTCGGTAGAACTGCGATTTAAAACATCTAATGTAGTAACATATCCTACACTTCCAAATACAATGAATTTGTTTACAATTGGTTCAAATGTTATTACATTAAATTTTACAAGCGGAAATAAAGGAGTTGTACAAATTAATGGTACTAGTTCAAATCAAATTGAATTATTTGATGGAAATTGGTCAACGTTATTATTACGTTCTAATGGAACTAATTTAGATTTGTTAACGAAACGATCAAAATATGGAAAAATAATTGCTGCAGCATCTGCATCAGCAACTGCATCTTTTTCAAATTCGGGTTCATTAATAATTGGTGGTACTTCTACCGGAGCTGTTAGATTAGTAGGACAATTACAAGAATTACGTTTTTGGTCATCAAGTTTAAATAATGAAGCTTTCGATAATCACGTTAAAGCTCCAGCAGCATATAATGGAAATGTTGATTCATATGATGAATTGATATTTAGATTACCATTAACGCAAAAAATAAATCATAATTTAACTGGTAGTTTAATTGGAGTAGAACCAAACTCATCTAATATCTCAGCATCATTTTCTGGTTGGTCTTTAACATCTCCATATGATTCAATTGAAGAAACATATTATTATGATTCAATTTCATTAGGTGGGAGTACATTGGATGATAATAAAGTACGAATAGAAAATAATGTGTTAGTTGAATCATTAAGTCCGACAACTAGAGCCGAACAAAGTCAATATGACAAAGCTCCATTAGACAGTAAAAAATTAGGTGTATATTTTTCGCCACAAACTATGATCGATGAAGATATTATTGCACAATTAGGATTTACTAATTTAGATGATTATATCGGAGATCCGGGACGTACAAACAAAACAGCATATCCTGAATTAATCGTTGAAGCACAAAAATATTGGAAAAAATATTCCGAAAAAAATAATTTCAATGCATATATTAATATGTTTACATTGTTTGATTTATCATTTTTTAAACAACTAGAACAATTACTGCCTGCTCGAGTAGACAAATTAACTGGTATTTTAATACAACCTAATATATTAGAACGAAATAAAGATACTATTTTACCGGTATTAAATAAGTCTAATGAAACATATAATTCTATTTTAGAAAAAACAACGCCAACTGCATCTGGAGAATATATTCAATATGTAGGACAGATCGATAAAAAAATAGCAACTGTTTCGGGATTTGATGATGATCAATTAGTTGCATATTTAACTGAATCTGATAATAAAAAATACAATGGTACAATATATAGTTACGTATACGTAGAATATGCAGGTAATTCATTTATTACTAGTTCAACACCATATTGGAGAAGTGAAGCATTACATCCCGTTATTATTACAAATGTATTATCTGAAGTTCGATATATATCTAGCACGGTTATTCCGATTACTGCATCATCGCAAATTGGTATATATGGCATCGGTGTATATGGTTCTAGTTCATATGCACTAACTACAAAAAAACGTTTTACTGGAAGTTTAGCTGAAATTCAAGATTATATACCACGTGGTATTAGTAATCATCGATATTCTGGTTGTAAAATAACTGGACCTAATTTTAATGTAAATTCTACGCAAACTACTGATGGTGGTCCAGTTGTACAATGGAGTTTAACAAATCCAAATCAATTGATTTATCAAGCAGCTGGACAAGCGGGTAATTTAGTTATTTCAAATAATAAAAATGTCAGTAAGAAAACTACAGGAAAAAGTGGTACTACAAATTAATATTAATTTTTTAAACATAACATATTTATAATAAAGGTAAACATCTATGGGATATTTAGATAATTCATCAATTACAGTTGATGCTATTTTAACATTAAAAGGACGAGAATTGTTAGCTCAAGGCGGTACTGCATTTAATATTACGCAATTTGCATTAGGAGATGATGAGATAGATTATTCATTATGGAATCCAGATCATCCGTTGGGTACTTCATATTATGGTACTATTATTGAAAATATGCCAATTACTGAAGCAATTCCTGATGAAACACAAGCATTAAAATATCGATTAATATCATTACCAAAAAATACAGTATATTTACCAAAAATTAACGTAGGAAATACAACTATAACATTAAATACTCCAGGTGCTATTGGATTGATTGCTCCTACAACAGCAAATTTAGCAAATGCAAATAGTACATTAGGATATACGGCAATTTTATCAGATAGTTCTATTGCATCATTACAAATTGGACAGCCGTTAGCAAATACAACTGCTACGCCAACTACTTCTACATTTATAGGTGATAATGCAGATGCAACTAGTGTGTCAGCAGTTGGATTCCAATTTAGAATAGTTGCTAAACCGGTATACTTAACAGATAAAACTGCTACTATAACAATAATTGGAAATGAAACGGGTGGTAGTACTACTATTCAATTAACTGTTAAAAAAGTTGTAACTCAAAGTTCATAAGAATAAAAAAGTATTAATATGAAAAATATATTTAAATTAAAACAACAACCTAAATTAGGACAAAATCCAGATACTCCACTATCGCCATCTCAACAATCACAAAATTTACAACAAGCTCTTCAAAATCTTGTAAATATCAATGGCCGTACTTTTACTAGATTTGATCTATTAAATGATGTAGTTGGAAATCAAACAGAAACGGTAACTGCAGGATTATGGAGTGATGATATTGCAAGCTTAACTACGTTTTTTACGTCTTCTACATTAACAACATCTCAACGTAAATATTATATAGACGTTTATCAAGATACTCCTACTGCAGATGGTGCAGATACGCAATTTTCATTAGCATTTGGCCATGCATTGGGTAGTGGATCTGATTCACAAGGACAATTGCAAGATTCGCCTAGTAAAGCAGTTTATTCTCAATATCGACAATTATTATTGAATCCTACTGATACAAGATTTACAACAGCTGGATCTGGCAGTACGGATTACGTATATGTTATTAATTTTAAACGTAATCGATTAAAAGAACGTTTAGATGCTGGTAATTTTGAAATACCATTAGTTGCAATTTCTTCTAGAGCAACAAATGCTACAGGATCTGTAATAACCGGATCCGGTATTATTACGCTTATTGATGATTCTTCAATTGCTTCGCCAGCCGTTGGTGATTCTGGAAAAATATATAACATTGTATCTGGTTCGATTGCAACTGGAGTATATAATCCATCAGCCCCCGTTTATTACGGATTAGCATATCCAACATATGGAACTTTAGTACTAGATGGTAAAATGTTAGATCAAAAATTAGGATTTGCTACTAACACTGGATCTAGTTCTGAAGGTAATAATCATTTTGTATTATTTCATTCAATTTCTGGATCTTCATTATTTACTAATCCATATGGTGATTCATACGGATTTTTAGCTCGTAATTCAGAAAAAATTACAAGTACAAATTATTTTGTAAGAATTAAAAATGCAGAATATAATTTTTCAAATAATCCATCTTATGTATCGGGATTTTCGTCGCAATTATCACAAACAACATTTATTGGTGATCCTAAAACATATATTACTACGGTAGGGTTATATAATGATAAACAAGAATTATTAGCAATTGCAAAACTGTCTAAACCATTATTAAAATCTTTTCAACGAGAAGCTCTTATACGCGTTAAATTAGATTTTTAAAAAATACATAGATTCTGGCCTTAATATATTTATATGTATATCGAGGTTTTTACTATATGGAACAAACAAGACTTGGAATTGATAATTTTTTTACATATGAAGGATTATATCCAACAACATTAAAAAAAATTGATCCAACGGATATTTCTATAAACTCATTTCAAGTTTATAAAAAATGGACGTTTATTTCTAGTAGTACTACTAGTAGTGCGTTACCACTAACGGCTATTTATACAAATATATTACCTACGTTGGGCACGGAATTAACTTATAATGATGCATCAAACATCGATGGAAGTTTGCAAAGTGTTGTATATCATTCAATTAATCATTTATTTT